TCTTTTTTAATAAGTTCTATTTCTGTATTTAACTCGTTTAAATCTTTCATGCTAGTGGTAATTTCTTTCTTTTAGGATAAGTATTTAAAGCTATTGCTACAGATTGTTTCTGTGGCTTACCTTCTTTCCTTAACATTTTAATCTTCTTAGAAACTAATTTGTTTCTTTCAATTCTTCCATGACCTGAGTATTTAGGATATGCCATTAGCTTGGCCCTATTCCAACAGGTCTATTTTGAGTTGCTTCTAAAGCCAACTCTGCTTCATTAAGTTCTAGTTGAGATTTTTTAATTAAAAGTTCTTGTTGTTTTAAAGCAAGGTCAACAGATGCTTCTTCTTTTTTAAGTTGCAACTCTTGTGATTTTAACTGTGTATCAATTTCTAATTCTTGAGCTTGTAATTTTAATTTTTGTAATTCTATCTGTCCCTTTTGATTAGCAATTTTTTCTTCTACTGTAGGTTCAGGCGGCCCTTTAGGAGGAGCTGACTGCGGATTAGATATAAATTGGTCTGCATTTTTATATCCTGATTGTGCTATAAATTCTTTTACAGCATTATAAATATTATCTGGGGTAACTAGTGAACCCATTCCACCATTTTGAACTAATTGTTGTATAACTTGCATAATAGAACCCATTGTTTGAGTCTTGCTTTGTTGACTACCAGAACCAATCCCCACATTAACAGTACAATTTAATTTTTCTTTCCATCTGGAAACATCTATTGGTACGAACTGGCCATTGAGATAAGCTATTTTTTTTCTATCTTCATATCTTTGTACTAAAGCGTATATATTTCTAAATAAATCTTTTATACCTGTTTCTGCAAATATACGAGCTATCAATTCAACTCTCTGCATAGCGGACTCTGTCGCTGCTGATATAGCCCCTGTAGTAACGTGTGAGTTAAGTACATCAGGATTTAATCCTTGTGTGGTTTTCGATACACCGCTTCTTTCTTCTCTAATACCATCTAGGTATTGAACCATTTGGAAAGCATAAGGTTGTATTTGGGGTGTAGGTAAAGCTGTAACAGCTCCTGGCGCTCTCATTCTTACTATTCCACCTGGCTTAGAAGATAATAAATCATCAAGTTCTACTTGTCCTGCTAAGACTGCATATCTTGCGTTGTTAGTTAAATACATATTATCAAGAAGATTTCTCATAATAGTAGATTTAATTAATTGTATATCTGAAACTGTATCGGCAATACTCATGCCATGAAACTTGTGAGGTATAGGTAAAGGGCAGATAGTTGAGAAAGGAATTGAATCTATTTCCTCGTTATCTAAAATAACATTTCCACCTTTTGTAATCTTTCTTAATTCTGCTATACCATCGCCATCATAGTCAATTCGTATATAACATTCTTCAATCCAAACTTTTCTTGATGGGCCTTTTCCTTCTTCTGCTGGAACAGAATCTTCATCAAAGCTAAATCTAGCTTGTCTTTCTTCGTTCCATTCTGCGTTATTCTGCGTATAGGTAGGTAAATCTTCTACAATGCTTTTAGAATATCCTTCTAAGATTAAATCACTAACAGATTTTTTAACTCTATGACATACAAAACTAGCATCTTCAACAGAAGTAGCCCTTCTTGATACTAAAAATTCTTCTGGTGGAACGGATAAAACTCTTACCTGCCCATCTATTGTGACTTTTTTAACCTTAACATCGTGTTCTACAATTGCTTCTGAAACTTGAGTTCCATAATCATCTGTCTGAGCTTTTTCAATAGTAGTCTCAGTATGTTCTATAACTTCTAAGTCATCATTTGCTAGGATTGATTGATACTCAATCTCAGTTAGGTTCTCGTATGTTTCGTGAGATACCTCTTTTTTTTCTTCCCAGAAATGCTTAATAACTCCAGTCTTACTTATCAAAGCATCTTTAAAGGCATCGTACAAGACTTTAAAGCCATTGTTTTGCTTGTTAAAAACATAGTTAACATATTCTGTAGCTTGTTTAGCCATCTTAACATCTTCGGGGCCTTGGGGTTCAAACTCAGCTATATTGCTGTGCGTTGTAAAGATACGCATAAGACTCGGCATAATGTATTCAATAGTATCTCTTACATCAGTTGTAACGATTTCAGAACGACCTTCTATCTCATTACCAAAAGGCTCTCCAAGATAATACTTCATAGACTGCTCTCTTTGAGCAGATAATTCTGTATTAAAGTTTCCTGAAGCAGACTCTATTTCACTGCTTAGTTGTGCAGCTAGTTCATCTTTGGTCATTTTTTTAGCCATTATTTAAGATATCCTGTTTCTTTTAATGTTTTTCTTTGTTTTGCTTTATCAGGGTTTTTAAAACGAAATCTTGCATCTTCTACTTTTTCAGAAATATTTTTTGTTACAGCTTCTCTTTTTTGTTTATTAATTGTAGACACAAAATTTTGTATTTTATCTCTTTTTTTATCATTTGATAATGACTTAAATTCTTTCTCAGTCATTTTATGAAATTTTAACAGTTCTTTGTTTGCCATAATGTTCTCCTATACGACTGCGACATCAGGGCCTAATCTTCCCTTGGATTCCCAGCGTGAATTTTTAGTTGTTGAATGTCTTAGACTTAACGTAGCATATCGTGTAGCCGACATTAAGTCATCTTTAAGTTTAACTAGCTTTCCATCTTTACGATGATACATACGATACTCCTCAAACCAGTCATAAAGGGTATTAAATACTTTAAATCTTCCAGACTCCATTCGGTCTAACATTTCCATGAGTCCTGTTTCTACGCTATTTCCACCTTTTTTCTGCCCCAATGCTGGAGGATTTTCAAAGTGAAACGGCATCATATTGACATAAGCATCTCTGTATTGCTCGGCTAGGGTAACACCAGAACCTTTGTCGTGTTGATATCCATCGTGTGGCCATACTATAGGAATCCAGTCAGAGCCTTCTCGTTCATTGATGTGTGAGCCGTGATAACTCGGTATCTGTTTAGCCATTCGATAACAGTCATAAACATAAACTATGTCTTCATCTCTATCCCACGCTAACCATACAACCGCTGTAGGGTGGTCGTATCCAAAATCTATTGCTGCAATCTTTGCAAAATGCTTGGGAATAGTGAAAGGTTCTATCGCTAATACATCTTCCTGAATTGGAAAGACTAACCCTGAACCAATCATCGGTATCCCTTTAGACCGCATTTCTCTTTCGTGTTGAGGTAGGGCTGCTAAAATTTGCTCTTTCATGTCATCGGTTAAATGACCTGCATCTTCCCAACCTGCTGTTATAAGCGCCTGTGAGGGCCTTAAATCAGATGTAAAGTTTTGAACTACCTCAGTCATGCCTGATTCGGGTGTAAAGGTTAAATAAACCAATCCTCGCCTGTCTAGGGTACGGGTTATGCATTGTGAGTAGATATCTTGGGGCGGTTCTTCATCTAACCATACAAGGTCTAATGATTCTCCCATAAATTTTTCTGCACCCATTTCGTAAGCCTTAAAGGCAACTCTAGACCACCCACCTGTGCTGTGTTTTACAAGTACCGAGGAATGTGCGTTAGGCACACCTGGTTTTCTTGTGGTTTCGCCAATGAGATGTTTAGGGATACTTCCCTTCCCTTTATCTCTGGGGTTGTCTGGTTGCCCGAATAATTCTCTTTGACAGATATCTCTTGTGGTTTCATTACTGGCCCCACAAACCCAAGCCCGAATGGGCTTGTCGAATTTTTTTCCCTTCCACCATTTAGGATACAACCCTGTCAAATGAGCTGCCATCTCCATTGCGCCTACATAGGACTTACCGACCCTGTTTGCCGCCATCAATAATCTTTGATTGGCTTCAGCTCCAGCCGAGTGGAATCTTTCTTGGAATTTATAGGGTTCGTAGTAATTGAGTTTATTCTCCTCCCCTCTTTTTTTAAGGGTGCCGAGTATCTCTTGTATTCTTTCTTGTTCAGTAGACATATTACTCCACCTCCGAGTATATTCTTTTTTTTTAAACATGCAATACTATTTATAATATATATATATATACCCACCCACCCACCGAGTATAGTTATCAGTTATAGCTATGTCAACCTTTATTTTATATATAAGTAAATGCTAATATTCTTATATACTCTCATAGACTCTTATAGAGCCTTATAGAGGGTGTGTGTTTATTTTTATATAGAATGTATTTTCCCCATCGGTGAGTTTGGGGGAGATATATATATATGTGTACTTCCAAAAGGGGTCGCACCCCTGTGGATAACTCTGTGGATAAGTTTCTTTAGCCTGTGGATAAATTGTGGATAACGAGGCCGAAGGCCGAGTCTTATGCCCCGCAGGGGCCGAATATTAGAGTTTGCTAATATACTAATATGCTAATGTGGATAACTCTGTGGATAACTATGCCCAACCTGTGGATAACTACCTATAACCTGTGGATAACCCTGTGGATAACCTTGAGGTAGAAGAGCAATATTAGAATATGCTAATATACTAATGTGGATAACTTGTGGATAAACCTGTGGATAACTCTGGTAAACCCTAACACATATCCATATGAATGTCAAGGATTATTTTAATATTTAGGCAAGAAAAAAGCCTACCAGTATTGCTACTGATAGGCCTTGAACGGCCCGTTAGGGCTTATTGCTCTTTTACACCTACAAAGTGCCAACCCCTACTACTACCTATATTACTGTGGTCTTCTGCTTCTTTAGTAGCTATCTCAATAGCTTCTTCTTCAGTAGTTGCTTCAACTGTAATATATTTGCCTATAGTTAAGTCAATTCCAATGTTATAGGTTTTGATTGGCATTGTAATAGTACTCCCGCCAGGGTTTACTATAATATCTGCACTACCTTCCCCAAATTGGTTCATGTAGTTTTTTATATCTTCTTTTCTACTCATAATTTTCTTCCGTTCAAACCTGGTTAATTCCAGGCATAATTAATATTAAGCTATTCCTATATGAATGTCAACATTATAATAAATTATTTTTATCTAATAAATATATAATCGGCCAGGCTATCAATGCTAGTATGCATATTATAATTACATAGATAAAAAATATTAGTATTGCATCAATCATTTAATGCATCCTTTTTTTGTTTCAAGACCCTATAAATAGTTGCTGTTTCTATCAACTGATAAAAATTTTCGTTATCAAAATATGGACTCTCAACAAGAGAATTATCTATAAACTCTCTTAACTCTTGGGCGTAAAATCCATATTCAATTACAAAATCAACAGCTTGGTCAAAATTACCATTAATTAAGCTGTCAACAATTTCATCAAATTGCTCTTGTGTTCTATATTTTATTTTTTTCATTTTTGTTTGTCCTGGGGCCTTTCGGCCCCGTTTAATTATTTAATTGTTAGTCTTTTTTATGCATTGCTGATATATTATGTTCAACATATTTACCAAACTCATCTTCGCATAAAATGGTTAGGTGAGTAACTGATAAGACTTTATTTATATCTACCTCGTTTGTTACCATTTTTACTACCTTGTGAAAGCTTATATTGCTCCCTCTAGAAAAAGTGTTGCCCGTTTTTAGTGGGGCCCCTCCTTCACCTTCGTAATCCCAAATGGCATCTCTTGCTTTTTTGTGGTCTTTAAAGTTTATAATTTTCATAATTTCCTTCCGTTCAAACCTGGTTAATTCCAGGTATGTATACAGTATGAGTGATACCTATACGAATGTCAACAAATATTTATTAAAATAAATATAATTATTTATATTGACTATTACTATTAAATTTCATATAATAAAGTATGTTTAAATATTTAATAAACTACTAGGCTAAGGCTGTCGGGATAAACTTTATCGGATAATCCGCCCCTGCGCGAATGAAAAATCGCATTAGCATATTAGAATATTACCAAATACTAATATTAGAGTATTAGTATATTAGAGTTTTCTTATATTGTTTCCCTGGAATATTAGTATCTGCTTCTATTCTTATGAATGGGAAGGGAATATTAGTACTTGCTAATATACTGATGGAAAGGGAATATTAGTATATCCTTATATACTGATGGAAGGCATATTAGTATTTGCTTATATTCTAATATGCTAATATTTAAACGCTAACATATTATTATATAAAAGTCAAGTTTTATTTTTATACTGGTTTTGCTCTCTAAGGCTCTAATCCCTATCATATTAAAGTCTTTATTTTCTTTGTTATAGATAAGCCATTAATCCAATAAACAGGCCATAACGCAAATATTAGCATTCTCTAATGTAGAAATAAGGCCATATTAGTAGTTGCTTATATACTTATTAGGCGTTATAGGGCGTGTGTGTGTGTGGTTATGAACCTCTTTCAAAATACCCCTCTATCATAGTCTAGTATCTTAAAAGGCTTGTATAATGGTTATATCAGTCTTATAACCTTATGTATAAACACTCACTAGGGCTTTTCTGGCGCTTCTGGTTTCATTAGACCTGTATAAGTATATTAGGATATTCTAATATAGATTGATAATAAAAAGCCCTGATAAATCAAGGCTTCATTTTAACTAATTATCCCGTTATAAAAAACATAATAATTAGTAATGTTATTAGTATCTGAGCGGCTTCAATAATCAATTAATAACCCCCTGCATATTTAGCGCCATTGCCATGTACTACGATAGCAATAGATTTAAAATCACTATCCCCGTTACATTTATTACATTTTGAACATGTGGTTTTGCTTCCCTCTAATGTGGCCATACATTGTTTTTCATTACTTGTTATCTGTGATAGGTTTGTAATGGTTCTGAATGTTCTTAGGCCTTTTTTCCATGCGGCCTTTGCTTGTGCTAGTGTATCGCATGAGGTCATCAAAATATTTTTAATATAATCATATGATGATGTTTTTATTCCCGCTTGATGCGTATATCCTGTATGAGATTTTGATAATCTTAATAACCCTTCCCATATTCTAGCGGGTACCGCTGCCGGGTCACCATAAGAGCCTAGGCGGATATTTTGACCCGAACCCAGCATAGCCAGGGAATAAAGGTTATTCCCTATATCATAGCCTTCTATATAATTTCCTTTTTTATAAGACTTATAAACGGCTAGTATAGGCATTGGATTTACATAACATGACCTATTGGAAGCCATACCTTTTTTCTTTTGCGGGTCTGTGATTCCCTTATGCGTACAATTCCCGCATATAGAATAGTCTTCACCTATTCGATTTGCTGTTATAGGGTCGATATCTTCTCTTAATATCCACGTTTGGGCCATTTCCCCGATTTTTGGGTTTTTGCCTTGCGGTTGATATATAACGATTATTGGTTTCCCATCTATTAAAGATGGGCCTTTGTATATTATTGTACTTTTGTTTTTCACTCTTTTTACTCCTCGTATGGTTGTTTATTTAATTTTATTTAATATTTTTAATGCTTTTTCAAGGTCTTTATTGTTTAACTTGTCTATTGCATTAGTATTAATACATTTTGACATGTCAAACTTACCTTCATTATTAATAAACTTATTTTGTTTTTTTTCCTCTGAAAACATTGTTGTTTCTTCAGTTATGTTGCCTACAGTTTCTTTAATAAATTTCTTTATTTTTTTAAAGTCTAGTTCAACAACATCTGCATTGGTTTTAGTTGTGAACTCAATGGTGAATTTTCTAGGTTTGTTTGTGTCTTGTTTCTTAATTGTTATCATATCAAACTGGTCTCCTGTCTGTTCCATGCCGTCAGGAAAAGTTTTGATATCATAAAAAACTATTCTAATCTCATCATCATCTGCGTCATCTTCAGTATTAATGTTTACATCTATCTTTTCACCTTTAGGCGTTGTTATTCCTATCCATTCATCTATTTCCATTTTATCTTTCCTCACTTAGTTTGATTTGTTTTTGGTCTTTGATATCCAATATTTCATATCTAGTTAGACCGCTTTTAGATTTGAAATTCTTTATTGCTTCCTCGGTTGTTATTTCTTGAAGCTTATCAATCTCATTAAAATATTCATTGTTAAATAATCTACTCATTTTTTTGACTCGGAAAAAACCAAATTCTATAATTTCCATCATCAAGATACCCGGCAACTTTCCAATCTCTTTTATCAACCCATCTAGTTGTAAAACCAATACTTTCTTTCTTGCAAAAATTTTCATAATTAGTTTTCATATTTCTATTACAGGTTAAGCTGTCGCCATCTTCAAGGTCAAATATAAAACCATATCTGGCATACATGGTTTGTCTTTTTAGGCCTTTTGATTTGCTTCTTGATGGTATAGGTATATTTTTATCTATCTTCATTTTTTTCCTCTGGGGCCTTGCGGCCCCTGTTGATTAATTTTATATCTCGTTGACTTCTTCTATTTCTGCTCCATCACAATCATCTTCTTCTACATGCGGATTAAAATTGTCTAAATCCTCTTGCACTTTTTCTTCCGCTTCTTCTTCTGAATTAGCATGAACTGTACGAGTTTCATAAATAACATTCCGTATTCTTACCTCAAACTCAAATTCACCCTCGGTTAAATTTTTCTCATGTTCAAGTTCTTTTAGTCTGCGTTCATTAGTAGAATTTTCTCTTTTAAGTTTAGTTATTTCATCAAGTATCTTCTTAGTCATATTATTATTTCCTCTATTAAGTTTCATATAATAATTATATACCCCTGGATACATATTGCAAGTTTTATTTTCATATAGATGATGTTCCACGTGAAACCTAGAATATAATAAAATGCTTATATTAGAATATTAGAATGTACTAATATACTAATGTAAAAAATTTGAAAAAATTTGAAAAAAAATAAAAAAACAATCTTAAAAAAATGAAGGGGAGGGGAAGGGAAGGAAAAATATCCTCCCCAATAAAAAAACTATTACTCGTTATTAGCTTCCTTAGATTCTAATTCATTGAGTCTAGCTAGTTTCTCTCTCATATTTCTATAAGACTTCCTGCTATTCTCTAAGAATTTATCTTTGTTTGCTTCGTAATATTCTTTTCTCTTTTCCTTGTCTAAAACAATATCATCTTCTGTTCTAGACTTTCTTTTTTCTTTGGCCGCTCCCAAAACTTTAGCTTTGTTTTTTAAGTACCAAGCTTTGTTTGCTGCTGCCATAGCTTCCCTATTTTTAATGTAATATTCAGGGTCATATTTACTCACAATTATCCTCCTTATATGCTTTTACAAAACTATCGTGTTCTTCTTTAGAAAAAACTCGGTTAGGCTCTTTAACCGCAAGTTCTGCTATATATTTTTGCCATGCATTTTCAACACTAACTCCTGCGAAGATAGTATCCCAGTTGTTTCCGAGTATCTCATCGGAAACTTGACTAGGCCTTTGTTTGCTTCCTTTTGACATAAGTCCTCCTAGAATGGTACGCCACCATCATCTTCTTCTATTTCTCTTACAGGTTCTTTAGAGAAAATACTCTCATCTTTTCCTGCGGGTTTCTCGAATTTCAAAGCAAGATTGCCGTACATTGTTCCTTTTTGAGATTTATTAACAAAAATAGCAATATTGTCGTAAGTTTTTGGGCTTTTGTTTTGCTTATTACTGTCTTCTACCTCTTTATTGCTAAATAAAGGTACATTTTTACCGCTTTCTTCCTTCTTTCTGTCAATCATGTCAAAGAATGCTGCTGTTTCAGGTTCTTCTTTAACTTCATTGCTTATCCATAGTGTAAAATATTCAGTCTTCATATTATTCTCCGTATATTAAGTTAGTTTTTATCTCTTTTTCATACTTCACTGGTTTACCAAGCTCGTGTTTCCCGAGAAGGGCCAATGAATAATGTTCAAGGTTGTCAATCAGATATTGCTCATAATCTCCATCCCTTTCAAATCTCCATATTTTAGACTCGGTAGGATTCCAATTAACTAGGTCTACACTTTTTACAGGTATCCCAAGCATGTTTAATATCATCATTTGACCTGCAATTTGAGGTAAATACTGTTTTGGGAACTCAGGATATAACCCTTGGCCCATTTTAGAGCATTTTACCTCAATAATTCGGCTATCATCCATTGATAAGCCATCGGGAGTTGTAGATATGTCTACCACAACATCTTCTTTTAGATTCAACCAGTCTTGAATTACATAATTCTGCTGATTATCACCATAGTCTTTACACATCTTTTTGCTAACTAAGATGTATTTAGCTATACCGCTCATTTCATGCTCATTTCCGTACTCGATATAGGGTAAGGCCCGTTCTGGCATTTCTGGATTCGTGCCATTAAGGTCATGCTCTAATCTTCTTTGTCTTTCAGTTGGCGACATATAGAACTGCCCAGCAGATTTATATTTCAAACCAAAAGCATAGTCTTTAAAGGCACTACTTCTTAGGTTGTAATGCTTTTCCGAGTGCAATTTCATTGGTTTGTCCATCTTTTATACCTCCAGATTTTAATTGTTCTTCAACAGCTACAGTTTTATCTTTTGAGTCTGCTATTTTTTTAACATTCCCAGTAACTTTAACTTCAGGAGCTTTTTCTGCGGCATTTCCATCATCATCATAAGAAGGCAATGCAAATAAAGACTGTAATCCATATCTTTTTGCGTATGTAATTCCTGCGCCAAGTGCTTGGGCCGAAGTTGCATCTCTAACAATTACTGGAACAGTAGACTCTATAGTTGCTTCATCTTCAATATGACTAATAGTTGTTTTAACCCAGGTGTGGCTTTCACTAAATCCGATACTTTGTGTGTATACTAGACCTAGTTGAGCAGCGGGTTCTAACGCAGCTATTACATCTTCCAATGAAGAATAAGTTGATTTAAAATGTGGATTAGTTCCACCCTTTGTTGCATGAACAGCAAGTTTTTGAAACTCGTTCATTGCTATTTTAAGTTTATTCATAATATTTCCTCAAATATTTAGTTAATTGTAGATATTGTAAACTATATTTATTTTAATACAACCTTTTATTTGAGTTTATTTTCTGTTAAGATTGTGTTAATTAACTAACTATGAATGATATGGATAATAAAGAATTTGGCGCTTTTATTGATGTTATAGAAAAACAATACCCAAGGCAACAACCTTTGAATGATGTACAAAAAGGTATGTTTTGGCTTAGTCTTCAGAAATTTTCATTAGATGATTGTATGGCCGCTTTCGTATTACATTGCGAGAGTAAAGATGGCGAGTGGAAACCGCAAGTCTGCCATATAACTAAGTCATTGAAGAACACTGAAGTTTCTATAAGGTCAATATTTAATGATTTTTTTAAGCACAGAGAAGTTGATGATAAAAGGGCTTTGAAAATATATAGCCAAATGGGTGGTAGAGAAATGCACAAGCTACCTGAATATGTAACAAAGAAAAAAGAAGACTTGTTTGTTGAGCTATATATGGCCGAAGAATCACAGGAAACTTTTGCCGAACTTCCCAATAAACTAAAAACTAAACTAATAGGAGTTAAGAAATGATAGAAGCAGTAATAGTAAGAATAAAAGAGGATAAAGAGCCTGTTGGTATTTTTGTCTACGATAATACAGTTAAAGGTGATTTGTACTGGCTTGTAGATGAATGTACTGACCCAGGTAGCTGTGAATATAAAAAAATACAGCGTGGTGGGGTGTATTTTCCTTCTAATTTTAAAATAAACGAGGAAGATGAAATTATGGAAGCTCAATTTACTGAAAGTTTATTTTTAGTTTGCGAGAGAGATAAAACAAAGTGGAGGGATGTAGAGCGTGATTAGATTAGGAGATGTTGAGCTTGAAAAGGCTCTTATAAATTGGAGAGAGAAGGGCGCTGAGTTAGCGGATGCTGAGTCTAGCTATCAATACTATGAATCAATGATGAAAGTTACTAAAGCTACTGTATTTTTAGAAACTAAAGACAAAGGTTTAACTGTTAAAGATAGAGAAGCTATGGCAGAAGTGCATAAAGATGTAGTTAAATACATCGACTTAGTTAGGGCCGAGAAAAGAAAGTATCTCAAATTAAGGCATGAAATAAGTACAATACAAGAATCTTGTAATTTGTTTAGAACTAAGTCAGCTAACATCAGAGGTGAAATGAAACTAACTGGAGAATTAGGGTGAACTGTTGGCACTGTAACACTGAATTAATTTGGGGTGGCGACCACGATGTTGAAGACAGTGAGGAATATTCTATTGTAACAAATTTATCATGCCCTAATTGTGGTTCTTATGTAGAAGTTTATTATCCAACGGAGAAAAAAAATGAAACACAACAATGATTTTAGATATGATTTAGATTTTGGCGAGATGTCTGAAAAATTTTATGGAGAGTTAATTCATGATTTAGCTTCAGGCAAAACTGAATGTAAAGCTGAAAGAGATAAGTGGATAAAAACAGGGAATATGTTTATTGAGTTTGAATCTAGGGGTAAAAAAAGTGGCATCTCTACTACTCATTCAGACCATTGGGTTGTATCTTTTTATAAAGAAAAAGACTTGTGTTTTACTATAACCTTACCGATTAAAATAGCAAAAGAACTAGCAAGGAAGTATTATTTAAAAAATAAAATAATTCCTGGGGGAGATGAAAATACATCTACAGGAGTATTATTACCTATAAGCGAAATATTTAACATGGAGAATTATAAATAACAATGGCTAAGAAACCAAATAAAGAAATGAGAAGAAGGTATGCGGAAGCAGTTGAGTACGGGTGCATCTTGTGCAAAATTTTATATGGGGTTTATACTGAGCCTTGTATTCATCATGTAACAGGTGCTGGTATGGGAATGAAGTCAGAAGATTTTATCCCTCTATGCCACCATCATCATCAAGGCTCACAAGGTGTACATTATTTAGGAAATAGAGTCTGGGAAGAAAAATATGGAACTCAAAATGAGCTGCTAGAAATGTATTTAGAAGAGGTTAATAATGCCAAGGAGGATTTATGAGTTGGGATTATAAAAGGGAATGGGGAATAAGACTAGGTAAAATTATAAAAGGTTTACAATCAGAGGGAGTTAAAGTAATTAAAAATGATAAAAGCTCTTTTACTGTGGACATAATATGCCTTTATCGTAATGATATAAAATTATTTAAACTAATTACTGATAAGGAAAACCAGTATACTTTAGAAATGGAAAACTTAACTAAAAATTTTTCACCCCATTATCATGTGATAAGTAATTTAAAACAGGCTTTGGAGGTGGCGGTAGGTGATGGAACGATTAAAACAAAAAATCCCAAACTAAGCCTACACAAGCATCTGCAAAAGGTTTCAATTAAAGATGTTGATAAAAGAGAAATAGCATTTGATAAATTTATACAATGGAGAAGAACATGAAAGTAGTGATAGAAGACAATATACCAATTAAACGTAGAGGTAAATATAAGGAATATTATGATATATTAGATATGATGAAGCCTGGGCAGAGTTTTTTGATAGATGACTATTATGTGGTAGATGCACTAAGACATCACGCTTGGGAGAAAAAAATACCCTTATCTTTTAGACAACATAAAATTGCTGGAGAGCCTTTACAGTATCGAATTTGGAGAAAATAATGAGATTGGATTTACTAACTGTTTTATTACCAAAGTCATTAGATATGGGAAGTATTGGTAGTGGTAAGTCGCATGATACTATAACACCTCAAGAAGTATCTACAATACTAGCTTATGCTAACCTTGATAAGGTTGAACTTAATCTTTTAATGAGTAAGTATTTAGAAGATGAGATAGCAAGATATGATTTAGTTACCTATGCTGAGTCTTTTATCAAAACACAAGATGAAAAAGTTGCTAAGAAAATAGCTTATACAGGGGTTATAGAATTATTTACTGATACTACTTGTTTCTTTTGTAATGGTACAGGGCAACTTGTTTTTAACGATAGTGTAGATAAGTGTCTACATTGTCATAATGGGATATTTGTGTGGTCGGACTTTTCAAGGTCGGCTATTATGGGATTAAAAAAAGGAGTGTATATGAAGATTAAGAAAGATTATAAAGAATTAATGAATCATTTAATAGATGTAGAGCAATCTGCGTTAGAAAAAATCGGTGATACATGAAACAGAATTACTATTTGTATCGCTGTACAGTCGTCTTCAGTGGTTGCACTAAAGCAACAGATGAAAAAGATGCAATAAAGAAAGTAATTGCTGAGTCTGAAAGATTACCAGAAACAGTTTCTTTTAAAGAATCTGAAGTCAAGGTTAGAAAATTACAGAAAAAGCCTGAAAAGGGCTTATATCACGATTCTAAGTACGATTGGTAAGAAATCGGCTTCCATACGTACCCCTAGAAGGCGTTTTTATGCCTGTCCATAGGCAACCAGTCATGACTAATTTACAACACGCTTTTCGCTATCAATTTGCTCGTTAGAATCAATTACTTCTGGTTCTTCTTTCATTTCTGCATATCCTTTTATTTTTGGTGCAAAATTAGGAATAGTTTGCATTAAAGTGTTTAATTCGACTATCAATTCTTCATCAGATTTTTGTTTTGAGTTGTCTACGTTTAAATTAATTGTCTGGCTAGAGAAATTTCCAAGCTCAAGTAATAATTTAGCTGTATTAAGTTTAACAGTGTCTTGTTCTGAGTTTAATAATAAATCTTGTAGGACAGATATAGCCATGCCTGATGTGCCTGAGATTCTTTCTTCATTCTTATCTCTAATTTCTTGCTTATATTTATTTTTAAGATAAGCGCCCATTTGTCTTGGCGATTTATCTTTTGACCAACCCGCTTTTATAGCTGATTTTGTTGCATTTCCTGCCGAATCACCTTCTGTAAAGTATTCTATGAATGCTTGTTCTTTTTCTTTATCTATTTTTTTAGGCATTTTTTTTCTCCAACCAAGATTGAATTAGCTTTGACACATCACAATCAGGGGTATAAGGTATTGTTAAATCTTCTCTACGTTTAATCCATGTTTTATCTAAAACTAATGAACCATCAACATCAGTACCATCATCATCTCCTGTAATATGAGATACGACTGTGATTGTTTTTTTGTTTTCTTCTATTACAAATCCAACAGAAATACATTTTGCTAAATTAGTTGATACCTCATTTATATCTGTCCACCCTGAAGTAGGGCTAATAGCATCTTCCCAGTGTATAAGTGTAATTTTTATATTCATGTTAGACTTTATATTTTTTACCTCTGAAGTATGCTGTTCTAAATAAGTTATTAACTTGCACAAGTTCAGGGTGTATAGTTTTTTCTACAGGGTCTACTGTTATTACAGCAAATCCATTATTCCAATCATTAGCTACGTTGTCTTCTAAGTAAGGGTGATAGTCTTCTGATAGATGACCAGTCTGTACTGCCATAGTTGTTGTGGAATAAGTATTGAATGTTCTTTGGTTTAATTGGTGAGTATGTCCTGTTACTATGTTTAGTCCTGCTCTCATAGAGTTTTGATAAGCAGTATGTATACCACCTCTCATTCTATGTTTAATCATTACAGTATCATCTATTAAATGACTCATAGCCCAATCCCAATCAGGAAATATGTTTTGCATTTTAAATCCTTCAAAGTCTTCAAACTGTCTTCCCCAGTTAGATACAAATTTAGATAATCTAGTTTCATGATTACCAAAAGTAGCTACTTGTTTAATAGGATATTTAGCACTATTAATAATTTTTTGAATTTTATTTAGTTGACCTTGACTGTCTAATATTTCTTGTTGGACAGTTCTTTCTCTAGGCGTTATCTCTAAAGTATATTTAGCAAAAGTAGATAGAATAGATAAATCCATAATATCTCCATTAGCGATTACACATTTAAGTTGTCTAGTTTTAACTAAGTCTTGTAACACTTTAAGCATTACCTGATAAGATGCTGTTTCATGTCCTTCAAAATGAGCATCTGAAAATACTAACATTGTATAAGGAATGGTATCACTGATATTAATATGATTAGTTAAAGGGGGTAAATGTTCTCTGTGGGTTCTTGTTGGGCCATTATATTTATTATCGTGTGGTTTAAGTTCTACACCTGTCATTTCTTCAGCTTGTTGTCTATAAAAAGTCATAGTAGCTGAGTCTGTAGATTTACCTAAATAAGTAAAAACATCTTTTTGTTTTTTCATTCCTGGTAGATTCCAGGCTCTAATTATGTCGTGTGCAAATGCTTTAGATATTGATGACCTATTCTTGCTCGGCATTCATTTTCTCCTTTGTTTCTTTTAAAAGATATTCTAAATACCATTTAGCTTTTTCTAAATCTTGGACAGGAGTACCCTTATATGGAAAACGAGTAACGTATTTAATTATATTTCCACGAACATAATCCATATCCCAAGAACGAATGTACTCGATTGTTTCAACTCCCTTAGTATAATGACTAGGGTGGTTAATATTGTCTATCTTCTTTTTCTTCATCTATCTTCTCAAGCACATGTTCCCATGGTATAGGAATATATTCACTATCCCATGTTATACCACCATAAAGGTAGTCTTGTCTAGTTTCGAGTTTCCCTTTGATTCTAAACAACGCTTGATTATCAATAGACTTGATAGCTTTTATGATTTTCATTTCACGTTTTGTGAAAGGAATATTCATACTCATAACTAACTCCAGGTTAATAATTTTATACAAATTAAAACAATTAACACTATAGTTAGAAGCTCAAAGATGCTAACTTCAGGCTTCAAATATTTGGTTTTTATTTTATAAAAAAACCAATTAAAAAATTCAGGTTTAACAGTAATAACAACTCCTATTAGCAAAGCCAATAGTAGTGCTTCTTGTATCATTGTGATAAAGGATTATCGCTACGAGCTTTCATCTCATTAACTTTAGCATTTAATACTGCTATCTCAGCTTTGTTAATAGCAATGTCTGCTACAATAGGTTTAACATCAGGAGCTGATTTCTTTTCAAGGACAGCTAAACGATTTGAGATTTCTCCAAACTTAGAAAAACCACCACCGATAGCTATTGTAATTGAGAGTAAAACTCCCCATGTTTTTATATCTTTAAAATCCACGAATCCTCCTTAGATGTTCTTCTGTTCGTATTCTGTTATCTATAGATTCCTGAAGAATCTTTTGGCTTTTTGCCATAGGGTCGTTATATGCAGTTTGATTCTCAGCATATATATTTCGCAAATCAATGTATTGTGTTTGCTCATCATAACTACCTCCATCAATAAATAATTGATTATTAAATATATTATTGTTGGTTTGTCCGTAATTGTCTAGCGAAATATTACTTTCCATAGCTTTTGCAATTATTAATGATGTAGCCATTAGTCTTTGGTCTACTCGTTTAAGGGTTTCATTGACCTTTTTTTCTATAGATTCTACTGTAATAGCTTGAGTATTGACTCTAGGGCTTCCTTCATTCCTGCTTTCTTCCACCTCTGTATCTCTGCTTTCGAGGGCATCTTCTCTTGCAACAACAGTTTCAGTTCCTCCATCTCCAGATTCACTTCCTCCTGTTTCTCCTTCTCCGATAACTTCATCTACTTCTTCAGCAACAACTGTAGTTTCTTCTTCAGGTGTTGTATTAACAGTTTCAGTTTGTTCCACAGCTTCAGGGGTAGCTTCTCTGACTGGAGCTTCTGTTGTAATTTCTTCGGCAATACTTTCTTCGTTTTCTCTTGGCCTAGATGATAAGCTTGAGCTAGGCTCTGAGATAATCTCCTTAATGGGTTCTCCTTCAGGCTCTCCGATAAAGTCTGAGGTTTGGAATATTTCTTCTGTTTCGTTAAAACTTTCTCTTGGTCTTTCAACAAAGACTTCTTCGACTTTGATTTCTGTTGCGACTTCTTCGAAGGTCGTTTGATTGTCATATCCTATCTCCTGAAATACATCAACAACCCCAGCATTTAATTCTTCAATAGCTTGTGGCTCAAAGTTAAATTCTTCTACCATAGACATTTCTATAATAGGTTGTTCTGTAATTTCAAATCTAAATTCTTGTTCAGGTATATACTCGTATAAGTCTATATCTTCTACTGCATTATACACTGATTCATTAACTGTTTTTAAATTATTTATCTGAGTTATATCTAAAACACTATACTCTATTGTTAACGTAGGGTTCTTTAAATCTACTGCTCTATGAGAGGTAGACTGAGATGATTCGCTAAAGTCAAATCTAGCTTTAATTGTATAATCATTCTGACTATTTATACCCTGTGTATAACTATCTGTATAAGTTGAATAACTTCCACAGTTATATCCACTACAACCAGGAATAGCTACATCTCTTATTTGTGTAGTAACTGTACCATCTGCACCAGTTATAGTTTGAGTCATTTTAATTTGTTGGTCGTATTGATTCCAACCCCACATGTCAGCACCAAGCGTTGAAGTCCAACCACCATTCATTTCTGACTGATTAAGTGTATCTCCTAGTGTAACTGTATTCTCTATAAAATCTCCATGAACACCAGCAACTATACTATTGCCGTGATTGTGTGAGGGGTCATTACAATTCCAACCACCATGTCCTTGATTGTTATTAAAGAATTGTTGAGGTAATAAGTTACCAGTAGTTTCTGCAAACAAAGTTAAAGGAAATAGTAATATTAGATATCTCATTCTTTTATAGGCTCGTAAATCCAATTCTCATTAGAACCATATACTTTCATCTCTCCTAATGTAACTGTGCCTTGTGTAGCACAACTGGTTAACATTAACGACAATAGTATTGCTCTAATCATTCCAAGTCATACTAGGTTTACTAGTACCTCTCAGTTCTCCCTTTCTTTTTTCAATCCATCTTGCTTTAGCTTTCTCACCAATCAATCCATCTATAGGACAAGGTGTTCCTGCCATCATCATAGCTTCCCATACATTTTCATCTTGGCACATTAAAGATATTGCTGCGACTTTCATACCTAATTTAGCTAATACTGATACAGACTTTCTTCTTTCACAGTTAGGGTCTACATAATAGCTTCCAAACGTGCCTGAGAAACCGATTACAGTAATTCCTGCTGCTAATGGTATAACACAACTATCTTGACCATAAACACTCATAGCAGGGGCATTAGAGGGGTTTACAGCAGTCTTAGTATTACTGTTGTTATTGGTACTGTTGGTAGTGTTGCTTGTGTTTGAGCTACCTGACTGATAAGTAGTGCTAGATTCGTAACCTCCAGTAATAGCCGTATTTGAGCCTGAAGTTCCAGTAGCTGATTGTGTATTGGTTGTAGCTCCAGATGACGTAACATCTGCAATAGCATTTTCTAAGCATAAAGCTAAGATTACCAATACTAAAATACCCAGTCCTTTTAAGACTTTCGACATTTCCATTTCCTAAGTGCTAGTGCTTTCCTAGTCGGTCTGCCTTTAGAATCTTTCATTGGGCCTTTAACACCACCCATTCTTGCACAAAAACTAGCCCTTCTTCCTGCTGCTTTAGAGCCTTTAGGTGCTTTACCTGTTACAGGTCTTTTTAAATTAGCACCTGTTTTATTTTTAAAATATTTTCTTCCAGCTTCGTTTAATCCACCAGTTTTGCTTTGATACTTTTTAGCTACCATTTTATTTTCTAGTCAAAGCTCCTCCAAAATATAATCCTATGATTGAGAAAATCGTGTGCGATTGTAGGCTTGTTATAAAAATTGAATTACCTTCTTTCCAAACAGATGTTTCATAGGTAGAGCCAAATATCCACCAACCACTATCTGCTTCTGTAACTATCTGATAGATAACATTAACATCAGTAAAGATAGGTGCAACGATTGGCACTACAATAATAGAAAATACGCACATCAAAGCAATCCAACGCCTAGTATGTTTGGTGTGATTATCCGTAATATTACGAGCTTTGTCAGTTTGTTTTGCTGCAAAGTTTGCTCGTTGCATTAGCATCTTTTGTCTTTCAGCTTCTGCTTGTCCTTTCTGTGCCATAATAGACATAACGCCACCTAGTACAGTGGAGCCAAGCATTGATATAAGTTCCATTGGTATCATCTTAAATCCTGTAGTTTTAAATCTTGAAATTCTTTTAAGGTTTGTAATGTTCTAGCAACATCTTTAGTTAATATTCTTTTATTTATTTGGTCTTGCATATAAGGTTCTATATCTTCTAGTTTCATATTAGCCATTTGTTTAGCTAAATATTTAGCCCTAACAGGTATTGATAATTGCTTAACCCTTGAGTCTGTTTGGGTTAGATTTAATTTAGAGTTTTTTATTTTACTTACTAGTCTTTTTTGAACGCTTGGGGTTAAAATTCCCTCTGTCATTGCTCTTTGAATAGCTGCGTTTGCTTCTTCTGGAGAACTGTCTTTCATTTCTCTAAACAATTGAGATGCGGTTCTTCCATCTTTTGCTCTCTCGGTATTATCCATTTTGGAAAACTCTTCCACTTCTGATAACTTACCCGCTCTTTCTTCAAACTTGTCTTTATAACCTTCTCCCATAAATCTACGAATTACAGGAATATCTTTGGCTTTAATTTCTTTTCCATTTTTAATATCAGATACTATTCCAAGTAATTTGTTCATTGTTCCACCAGGGCCACCTGTAAACATTTTAGATAAATGTATAAGACTTTCTGGGGAAATTTCTATACCCATAGCTTCAGCGGTTTCTGCTAAAGAGTAAGCGTACTCTCCACCTTTAGTGTCCATGGTAAAAGAAAACATTCTTTCTTTAGCTGCCATGTTCTTAGATTCCATCCATTCAGGTCTAATAGTTCTACCTAAACCATCTTCGTTAGCTTGTAATTCTGAATACCATCTTAATGGAGTAGGTATTAAACTTCCCCCAGTAGGATTATATCCTTCTAAGAATTGGTTAGAAATATCAGCTCCTGCTGCCATAAAATCTTCTTCTGACCAAGGCTTGTTATCACTAAATGATTTTGCTGTATAATCAGCTAATACCTTAAAAGGAACCATTGCATACCCTATAGGCATTGAAACATATTTAGGCTTACCTTCTTCATCAACTCCTGTTACAACTACTAAAGACTTATTTGTTAAAAAATTACTACCGCTTGTGGTTTTTAGTTTTTCTTTCCAGTCTGGGTCAATACTTGAGTTCCAATTATCAAGAGCATAACTTACCCCTACCATTGAACTAAACACAGCTCCCGCTAGTTTTTTGTTTCTAGCCATGTTTTTTAGAAAAACTTTGTTGGCCTGGATTGCTGGGTTAGCAAATAAATAAGTTGCTCTTATTAAACCTACATCAGTACCACCTAATCTTGGGTCAAAAGAAGAATCTCTTGCTGCTAATGCTGCTGATTCTCTAGACATCCCGCTTTTCCTTCCCATCATGTAGGTTTTAAATCTTGTTCCATCCTCAAATATATTGTTTGCTTTATCAAACCATTTACCTAAACTCTTTATAGACTTTGCTGAAGTTCCTGATTGAAGGTCTTTAGCTATATTTTCTATTTTAGTTGTAAGTTCTTGTTGAGTTGTTGCTCCTACTCCTCCAACACTTCCACCATCAGCTTTAAACTCATCATACATTTTATGTATTTCTGCTTCTTGTGCGTTAGCGGGTGGTTGCCCATTTAATTTTTTATAGATAGTTTTTTTATCAAAGACACTAAAAGGGTTTGCTGTACTTTTTAAGGATGCCGCTGACTTAGCTCCTAGTCTAGCCATGTTGTTAACAGTAGCTTCCGTACTATCACGGAACAAGTTAGGAATTACAAAGTCTGGGTTAAATCTTGTATAAATACTACCAAGGTATCTGTTTAAACCAGAAGCTGCGTTATATATTGTTTTAGTTATTGTACCCATATCTTTAGCAGGAGCGCCTTTAAAGGCTCTAGCTAGGGTTCGGTCAGCAAATTCCATGTTGTAAGCTTTGCCTTCTTTGAAAAAGGTTAGAGTTGAGTCTTTACCTCCAACTCCTTCTACATAGTTTTTACCACTAGTTTGTTTAAGGATTCCACCAGCTTCTACTTTGTTTGCATCTACTAGTCTAGCAAAAGATTGGTTTACTTTATTTAATTCTGCTCTTCTTATAACATCAGCAAGATTTTCTTGTATGTTTTGTTTAATTGACCTTGCTCTTTCTAAGCTACCTACATCTTGGTATATACCTGATGAAGTAACTTCGTTTGGAGCTTTAGACCCTAATAATGTTTTGTTGTCTATTTCTCTGGTCAAAGGAACATAGTTATCACCATATTCTTTTCTCCATGTATTCATTTGTTTTTCTGAAACTAAGCCACTTTCAACAACTAACTTTTGCGCTCTTTTGTTTTGATTTTGTAATATCTTCATTGGGTTTGCTAAAGTGGTATTTAATCCAGCTCCTTCAAACTGTTTAATAATATCTTTAGCTTCAGTAGTAGGCATACCAGACATTCCTTCGCCTTTTATTTTATTATAATCTACTGCGTATTTAGCATACATATAGTCATCAATACTAGAAGTTAATTCTTTAGTTGTTTTGCCGCCTATTCTAGCTCCTATAGTTCCAAGCTCCTTTAAATACAAATCTTCTTCTTTTAAAATAAGCTCCATTTGAGCATCCATTTTTCCTTCAGAAGTTCTTTTAAGACTATAATAATCTTGTTGGTCTTTTTGCCAAACCTTACCACCTTCATCTGTAAATTCTCTTACTTTTAATACTCCGTTTTCTACATACTGGCCATTTCCAGATTGGTCTTGTAGTTTTCTTTGTCTTACACTTGCATCACTAATAGTTTCTTGTAAGCCTATATACTTTTCATCAAAAGCTTTTTGATTATCACTTCTATTTCTTTCTCTTAAAGTCTTCATTCTATCTATAAAAGTTTTGTCTGCGGGGTCTGTAGAGTAATCAAGCTTACTTAACTGTCTTGCATCAATACCTTGGTATTTACTAAGAAACTTACTTACTGCTGCTCCAGACAATCCTAAAGCCCCACCTAATAATCCAGCGGTCATCCCAGCACTTGTTAATTCATCTATAGTTGGCATACGGCCTTCATCAATAGCTTTTTCTCCAGTTACCCCAAAAGCTCCAATACCAGCACCTAATGCTCCTTGTCGCATTACTGCATCAGCTACCATTGACTTTCCTTTTGTAGCTTTCATTCCAGGAATTAAGTTAATCAAAGCATCGGCTATTATTCTTCCTTCTGATATGTCATCTGGATTTGTTATTTTTTGAGCTGCGTAAGAACCTACCGCCCCAGCACCTAAAGCACCAAGTACATAACCTACTGGCCCGAAAGCTAGTGAAGAAGCAATTCTTCCTCCTTCTGATATAGCAACCTCTGCTCCTAGTCCTTGAGCTAATTTGCCCAGACTAACTTCATCAACAGGGTTAACTGAAGGTCTTTCTTCTTCAGTGGAATTAGGTTTAACATCTTGAGAAGAAGTGGGGCCATCTAAAAAATCTAAATTTATTTCTTTTTCAGTATTTCCTTCTTCTAAAAAATCTAAGTTTATTTCTGCCAACTTATTCTCCTATCTCGTATTTTTTATTTAAAGCAATTATTAAGTTTTCTTCCGTTTCGTTAGGAAGTTTACTTTTAGCTAGTTCTAAGAGTTGATTATATTCTTCTTGGTTTACTGTCTTTAAACCCGCAACGCCTTTTAAAAGATTTAAGGAATTATCTACTTTACCATAATACTGGTAAAACCCATCCTTGTCTTGGCTTACACTAACTTGTGCTTGGTCGCCTAGATTTTCCATTCCAGCAGCTAATGCTTCAGCTCCTGTCCTGTATTTACCTTTATCAACAAGAACACTTGCAGCGGCTTGTCCAGCATCAGCCATATTGCCTTGCATAGCGGCTCTGAATAAAGCTGCGTTAATTAATTCTTTACCTGTTGCACTAGAGTCAGGGCGAAAAGTTTGTTGCCATCTTGCTCCTGGTGGAGCTTTAGGTGTATCTCTATTGACATCATAACCTATTGGAGTTGGCGCTTTTGGTTCTTCAGTATTAAAACCAAACGGGTCATAACCTAATCCTCTAGCACCATAATATGCTGCTGTTCCTGCTAAACCTAGTGGTGTTCCAAATCTTGCCGCTGTACCTAATAAGCCTAATGCTCCTCTAGCTCCTGGGATTCTTCCTATGGTTCCTAGTAATCCTTTACCACTATTAATGGCTCTATTATATCCTTGTCTTAATGGTGAACTTTGAGTTTTTAGCCTTCGGTTATCACCTGTTCCAGTTGTATATTTACCTTCAGTACTAACTTTTGGAGGTATTTTAGGAGAGCCTTTGCTTCCACCTGTTGCAGGATTTTTAGGGGGTTGTTTTGGCCCCACATTTGGATTGCTTGAATTTGTTGTGTTTATTCTAGCATTTTTACTCTCTTGGTTTCTTACTTCTCGTTCAGTCATTTCAGCTATCTTCTTATCGTCAAAGACATCACCAAAAATATTTCGAATTACTCTGCTTGTTACTTGTTCTTCAGTTGCCATTCATATTCTCCTTAAATCTTTAAAAGACCTCTGTTATATAGGTTCTCTACGGGTATTCTATAACCTGCACTTGCCCCAGATGGTCTTATAGCTGCAAAAGGAGTAGCTTCTGGTCTAGCTGTTGCTTGTTCAAAAGCACTAATCATTGCTTCCGCATCTTCTTTAGATAAATTATCATAACCTGATTTAAAATTACTTAAACTATCTTTCAAACCATCGGGTAAAATATTTAATAAACCTTGTCTAGTGTCTGATATATTTCTGTTATCTACACTGGAAGCTCCTTCTGCTCCAGGAATTTGTGAAAGAGGAATAGGATTCCCTTTTGCATCAACTCCCATATTGTTATTTTGTCCAAAACCAAATAACCCTTTAGCCATGCCAGTTAAACCATATTTAGCATAAGCATCACCAATAGTTTGTTCAGGAACTTGAAATTGTGGGTTAGCTGTATTTACATTAGATAGTTGGTTATAATCATAACCAAGGCTATCCACAGTTGGTACTCCAGTTTGATTATTTGGTACTACAGCTTGATTTACATTTCCAGGAAAAGTGCCTTGAAAAGCATTAAGTGAATTATCGGGATTAATTCCTCCAGCGTCTATATTACTTTGCTGCATAGCTAAAGCTTCCGCTTCTCTTTTCATTTTACGTTCTCTAGCCATGGTATCTAAAAATCCTGAGTTAGGGTCATCTTTAAAAAGATTTGTAAGACCTTGTCTTGATGTTGCATCATCCATGCTAAACATTTGTCCTAAATCGCTTAATATTCCTGCCATCATTTATCTCCTGTTAATCTATATTATTCTATGCAAAGCCTTGAGAGCCTATTGCGTACCCTGCTGATGCTCCTGCTGGACCCGCAAAAGAGCCAAGACCAGCTCCTATTAATCCCATTAATTGATTTCCACCTTGTTTTGGGCCTGTTTGTGTTGTTGTACCAGGTATAATCGAACCTGCTGCTAAATTAGCATACTGTGATAATGCTGCTCCTGGCGCTTGTTGTTCAAACTCAAACCTTGCTCTTTGGTCATCTATAGCTTGTTGTTGTCTTGCTTGTTCTATATTTCCTACTTGACCTAGTAATTGTGATGGAGCTGCTAATGAACCCATTATTTGAGGTGCTAGTCCTAATGTTACCGCTTGGTTCCTAGCAATATCTCCATAAACATCACCATACATTTTAGATGCAACATCTGAAGATTTAGTTAAGTAATCTTTTAATACATTAGATTCTAGTATAGCTTGTCTTCCACCGCCAAGTTGACCTGCTCCAGTAGCATCTCTTCTAGCTTGTTGTAAGCCTGTTTGCATACCTTCTTGTATAGGTCTTAACCCTGCTGTTAAAGATTGTTGAAACATTGGGTCACTAAAAATTTGGCTAGGAGATTGTAGCTGTTGTTGGAAAGCAGGTAACAAAGAGCCAGAAAGAGTTGAAGAAGCTCCTAAAGCTGCTTGTTTTTGTAATTGTTCTGCCTGTAATTGAGTATCTGTTGCGTTAGCATAGGTTTGGTTAGGATAAAACTCCATTGGCCCACCTTGATACTGGCTTTGTGCTTGGTCGTAAATATCCTTAAGATAAGGCTGTTGTACTTGCCAAGGCTCTGATTTAGTTGTTTGTGTATTACTTCCACCACCGCTCATAATGCTCTCCTAATGTACTGTTGTGAGTTCTTTTCCAAGAACTATGTATGTTTCTTCATATCCAAAATCTTTTAATTGTTTCTTGAATCCTTTTCTACAGAACGTTTCCATGGCTACGCAATTATTTTCAATAGCCCATTCCTCTATTATAGAAATACAATCAACCCAGTTAATCATATCTTCTCCGCCTAAAGTTACTATTCTGCAAACTTTCTTTCTTGGGTAATTTGCTATCTCTGTAGTTACTACCGCTAGTATCTTTTCTTCATCATTAAATACAACCCATAACTGCATAGATTTTTCTTTGCATTTGTCATAGATATCTTCAATAGACATTTCTTCTTGGCCTTTCTGAGAAGCTAACTCAATAAAAGGAACACATGAATCCCAAATTAAATCTATAGTTGATGACTTTATACCAGTTAAATAGTTCATCCTAATTTCACCCAACTTCCTGCTGCATTTCTAAAGTAAACTCCTTCACCACTTCCTGGGTTAAAGTTAGTACCATCTCCGTAAACGATATCACCTTGTTTAATTCTAGCTGGGGCTACATTCTTAACTTCTATAAAAGTTGTAGAGTTTTCTTGTAAAGCACCTTGTATTCTATTTAATTCTTGCATTAAATATTGCGGTAAATCTTCGGGATTGCTTGGTACTGGATTAGGCGTATATTTAGGTGCTTGTGACATTTATCTTAGCCCTCTTTGTGTCGCTATGTAATCTGATATTAAACCTGGTAGCTTTTTACTATATTCTGTTTCTTGCACTCCTTGTGGTGTTAATATTCCAGGTAAAGGAATAAAACCTCTATAAGCACCTCTTTTTAAAGCTGTATCTAATGCTTCATCATCACTCATTTTTTTTAATATTTTATCTCTCATTGTTATGGTAGGTGCTAACATAAACTGGTCTGACATAGTAAAAGGTGTTGGCATTGGATTAATATAAGTTGCTGTTTCTGTTGTTCTAGGTATTCCTTGCTCGTTCATTAAAACAGGACTATTAGGATTTATTGCTCTTTGAAAGTCAGACATATTACCAATCAAACTAGGAATGTTTTGAGATATCAAAAAATCCATTATCCCCATTATCGTTCTCCTATTACCTCATATTCTATATCATATCCGTTTAATTCAAAAGTTGTTCCAGTTGTGTTTTGAAATTTAATAGCTATATATTTTCCTGTGCTTCTTGCATCTACTTTATTTTGTGTGTTGGGGTTTATGCTTTGTTGTGTTTTGTAATCGTATGTTCCATTAGGACTCATAGAACTTCCTACAAATATTTCTGCACTTCCAGTACCTTTAAATTTAGGGCTAATCTTTCTTACTTGTTTTACAGTATTAGTGTTGCCATCTAAAACAAGTCCTTTTCTTTCTAAAAGCATAGTAAAGTTAGACCCATTGAAATCAAACCCTTGGTCTGCTCTATACAATCTTGTGTCGCTTGTTCCCGCCATTAACATACTGGTTTCTGTAGGGTTGTAAGCCCTTTCTCCCCATGACTCAGTAGTATCATAAGCTATCCAGCTTTGTGATTGACCTGACCATAAAATGCTAGTGCTTCCATCTGAGGTAGGACTAACTACCCCAAGACCTATTCCAAGTATTCCTGGTAAATCTCTAAAGCTAAAAGATTGAGTATTATAGTTATAAATTAATGCTTTATTGCAATTTGTTGACCCTACGCTTGGGTAAGACACCCATATTTCACCTTTTTGAATATTATGAGTTACAAAAGTATTTGCATAATTTGTACCATCTATATCTTCAAACATTGCTCTTTTAACAAAATTACTTGCAATAGATTTTTTAGACACACCATCGTGTACAATTATATCTCCATTAGTTACAACAAAATGTTTCCCGTTAAACTCTGTGGCACAATTTTTAGATAATATTCCTGTGTCATTAAAAAGCTTTTTAAAGTTAAAAACTAAGTTTCCACCCTCAAAAGACATAATCCAGGTTGTTTTTTCTTTGTAAATAATAAATGCTTCTTTTAAAGAAAAACCATCTATAATAAAATCTCCGTTATCACCTATGGTAGTAAAACCAGCATCGTTTGTAGCTGAAGCTGTCCAAGAACTAGGTAGTGCTAGATTCTCTGCTGCATCTCCCCATCTAATTTTATTGGGATAATTAACCGATGATTCTGTTAAATTTAAGGATATTAAATAATTGCCAAAAGGCCTAATTGATTTACAAGTTGTATTTGATGGCCAATTAGTTAAGTCTGTAAAATTATTAGCTCCAAGATTTGCTAGGCATTGTGGGTCATCTACTCCATTATTAAAAATAGGAAGCCCGTTAAAAATAGACACATCCCAGTTACCTACGGCTGTAAGATTAACAGCATAGACACCTGATGTTCTTGTAAATTCTGTATGTGTTGAGCCATCAGTTCTATATATTTTTTGTAAACCTGCATAGAACCAATAATTGTTAGACCCTGTTGCCCAGTTTAATACTTGATAAGGAGCTACTGTAGGGTTAGCTACTGGAAAAGGATTATCGTGTCCTGATATTTTTTTAGCTGCTCCATCTTCAAATCTGACATTCTCTACATTTGAAAAATATTCTTTTTCAATAACTGTATTATTAACATCCTTGTTTAAACCTTTTGGAGGGCCTACTTGAAATGTTGCCATTACGCAGTTCTTCTCCACATATATGCAACGATGTAAGGTTGTACGTTATTATGTGCTGAACCACCACCTGTAGCACTTGTTGCATTGGTTGCTGCATCGTAATTACCTGCTGTATTTACGCCTGATACTCCACTACCACCTGTTACAAAATTTGAATTATGTGTATGTGATGGTAATTCAGCAGTAGATAAGGTATGAGTCTTAGCGCCACCAGTTTCTTGTACTGTATCAAAATCACTATCTGCTGCGTTTAAACCTACTATAACTCGACCAGCTCCAAAAGCTACCCAAGTACCAAAACCTAATAGCGTACCTGGATTAGTAGCTACGGCTGCATTTATATAAATACTTCCTACGGGATAAACTGTTTGTATTGCTGTTAATGTTCCAGCAGAACTCGTTACAGTTCCTGTACAAGTTAAATTTCTTACACCTGTAATATCTATATTAGCATCTGCTGTTACTGCTTTTGATGCTTGTGCTGTACCCAGTGTTGTAACATCTACATAGTTTAATTCTGCTGTATTAGCTGTAACGCCATCTAATAAATTTAATTCTGTGTGTGTTGAAGTAACTGCTCCAGTAATACTGGGGAAGGTTGCTTTAACTGTAGATTTTACCAGTCTTATATGGTCATCACCCTCATTAACAGCATCACCTGCTGCTGGGTTTGAGCTATTTAAGTCTGATATATATGTTCCTGTTTCTAATCCCATTTAATTTCTCCTAGCCTTTGGGGTTGTTGTCTTTAACTGATTTAATATGTGTATACCATGAGCCTGTTTTAGCAGTATCTCCAAATTTTCCTGCTTCTATATCTTTAAAGAGCATATCAAGTTGCTCTCCTAATCTTCCATAAACAGTTTTAGTGTTCTGATTTGTGTCTTCATCTAAATAACCTGCTGTTCTATATGTAGCATATCTTTTTGCTTCATTAGCAGTCTGTCTTTCTGCTCTTGCATTAGCTGACTCAACAGACTCATCTTGTTCTGTTGTATTTCCACTAGCATCTGTTATTAAGTCTTTAGCCATGTTAACTCCTTACAACTCCATAAACTGTTAAACAAACTTTATTAGCACCACCACCACCAAATGTTAATTTAAAACCATTCATTGTGTTACCAGCAGCATCATCATAGAACCACCCACCATGAACTGACCTGCAATAATTTGAATGGTCTTTTCCTACAAAATCACAAGTAACCATTGGTCTAACATTGCCTTCCGAATCTGAACTATCACTATCCCAACGACCACCTCTACCAAGTTGCATATACATAAATCCTGAAAAAGGTCTATCATCGCCACCTTTTAAATCATCAAATATTCTTGGACTAGTTTCATTGTTAGATGCTAATTGTCTGTCTGTTGCATTACTATCTATTCCATTTAGAGCAACTCTATAACCACCACCTGTTAATGCACTTCCATCATCTAGCCATTGGAAATTTACATCTCCATCTCCAGCAAGTGAAATAGCGTGTACTAAAACTAAATAATTATCATAACTTGAACTAAATCCTGTATATGAATAACTTGCATAAGGACTTGAAGAGTCATATTGATTTACTGCTGTAACAACTGCTAATCCACCACCTCCTCCTGCTGCTGCTGCCCATTTGACACCAGTTGCTTCTGATGAATCTGCTGTTAATATATGGGTATTTGTACCTACAGCTAATGCTTGTGGATTACCACTGCCATCACCAATTAAAATCTTTCCTTTGGTAGATAAATCAACTGCTGTAAGAGCAGATGTTCCATTACCAATAATAACTCCGTTAGCTGTTAAGCTAGTTGCTCCAGTACCACCACTTCCTACTGCAAGAGTTGCTGATAGTCCTGCTGCTGTACCACTGGTATTTTGTGAACCTGCTGCATTTACACCTGGTAAATCTATATTTGCAGAGCCATTAAATGAAACTCCACCTATGTTTCTAGCAGTTGTAAGGGTTGCTGCTGAAGTAGCTGTTGCAGAATTTCCAGTACATGAGCCTGAAGAACCTGAAGTATTGCCTGTTACGTTGCCTGTTAACGCTCCAGCAAATCCTGTTGCAGTTAAAATGCCACTACTTGAATTAAATGCTAAATTAGAACCTGACTTAGGTGCTAAATCTCCTGTAGCAGCAGTTGTAAATAAAGGAAAACAAGTAGTATCACTACTTTCATCTGCTACTGTAACATTTGTAGATGTAGTGGCTGTAGCACTGTTTCCAGTACAACTTCCTGCACTTCCACTAGCATTTCCTGTTACGTTCCCTGTTAATGCACCTGCAAAACCAGTAGCTGTTAAAATTCCTGAATTAGAATTAAAGGCAAGATTACTTCCTGATTTAGGTGGAAGGTCGCCTGTCGCTGCTGTAACAAATAATGGAAAACATGTGGTATCGGTAGATTCATCTGCAACTGTTACGTTTGTAGAAAGAGTTGCTGTAGCTGAATTACCACTACAAGAAGCTGAACTTCCTGATGTATTCTGATTACCTGTTGCGTTAACACCTGGTAAATCAATGTTCGCTGAACCATTAAAACTTACGCCACCAATGTTTCTTGCTGTTTCTAATACTGTTGCTGTTGCTGCATTTCCTGTAGTCGAACCTGATGTACCTGAAGTATTACCTGTTACATTACCTGTAATGTTTCCTGCAAAAGTTCCTGATAATACATCTGTGTTTGAATTAAAAGTTAATCCACTAGCTGTTTTTGGCCCTAAATCACCAGTTGCTGCTGTTGCAAATAGAGGGAAACAAGTAGTATCTGTTGATTCATCAGCTACTGTAATTGTTGTAGGCACATAACTTGAAGATGCTTTAGAATCTAATTGTGTCTGTATTGCTGATGATACGCCATCTAAATAACCTGCTTCTGTAGAAGTTACTGCTGATACACTAACATCGCCACTACCATCTGATACTAACAGTCTTGATGCCGTTAGATTTTCCATTTTAGAAAAAGCTAAAGCTGCTGAAGCATTGACATCAGCATCTATAATTACGCCACTTCCAATCGCTGCTGTACCTGTTGTACCTATAGATATATCACCTGATATAACCACAGGATTAAAATTTGTTCCATCAGCTATTAATGCAGCCCCACTAGTGTTTGTTCCCATAGTTAGGTCATCACCTGATATCGTTAAATCTCCCCCAATGGTTGCATTGCCTGATGTAGTTAAAGTGCCTGAAGATGTTAAACTTGTTGCTGTAACTGCTGGTAGATTAGCTGCTAAATTTGTTATGCTTAATTTAAAGTTTGCACTTGAATAAGCTATAGCAAATACAGAATCTGCGTTAGGGGTTGTTTCTGCTGTTAAATCACTAAATTTTTGTGTTGCCATTTATTGTTCAGTCCATGTTGTAGTTGCTGTTGCTGGAACATCTTGCCAGTCATTAGGAGCTATTACGACTCCACCTTCTTGTTGAAACAGTAATCCTGTTTCTGTTACTAATAAATCTAAATTATCTTCTGTTTCAAAATACCCTTCTGATGTATTTTGTATAACACTCCATGTCGTAGAATCTGTAGAAACTATAGTCCATGTAGTCATTAATATAATCCGTAGTCAATTCTTGTTACAGGTGCTGTGCCTGAGTGTCTATCTCTCTCGTTTGATTTTATAATATCTTCTTTGGCTCTGTCGTAAAATCCAGACCAAGTTTGTATTCTTTTATCATTTTGTAAATAAGGCTCTGCTTCAACTAATGCTCCGTATAAATAAACATCTGGGTGATGAGTAAGCATATCGTTTGTAGTATTTGAGTCTGATAAAGGAGTAAATGTTTTGTAATAAGCTATTTCTATTTCGTAAACTCCATCAGGAATAGGTCTAATCTGTATGTCATTACCTTTGATTGAATAGGCTTTAGGCATACCTGTGCTACTTCCAGCTTGTAATCTATCCATTATCTCAGGAGTTAAATATTCTAGTGGTGTTTTAGGGTCAGAGTTTAGTTTAATATTACGCATAGCTATATAATTATCAGGTAATGAATAGTATTCAGTGTCTGAAATTGTATTAGCTGTTACTCTAGTTTCCATTCTTCTTATTTTAAAATCTCTTTTATGCCTTGTTTCAGCTAAAGAAATAAAGTCAGGAATAATATCAGTTAAATCACTTCTATCTAGCCAATTAGCTATAGATGTTTTTAATTCTGCATATGTTGATATAGCCATTTATTTAACCCTACCTTTGGAGTTCTTTTTTTTCCTAAAGTCATAATCACCTCTAGCTACTCTTTTTTTATGCTTTTCTACTGATGGATATCCACCCCCTTTAAGGCCAATATTTTCTATTCTCTCATCAAGGTTTCTACTATCCTCTTTTATTACCATGTCAGAATAATCTTTCAAATTTTCACTAGATTGGTTAGCTAAGTTCGGCTTTTGTGCAAAGCGATTTCTTTTAAATTCATAATTAGGCATTATATTACTCTACTTGTTGTTTTTAAATATCTATAGTCAGGACTATTTAATAATTTCCTAACTGCTGGTGCGTGATTCTTATTATATAAATCTACGCCAAATTTATTCTTCCATTCATAGTAAATTGTAACAGGAATCCTAGCAGATAATCGAAGTTCATCTCTTATACTGTGGTCTTCCTGTTGCAATCTTTTGTTTTGGTCGAGTAGCTTTGTTAAGTCTTCCGACTTATGTTGTATAGCCCCAGTGCCATCAGCAGAATGAAAGTGAAATGTTTGTCCATCTCCTAACTTTCTACTCATTACTCACTAAGCTCCTCAATAAAAACTTTTGGTGAACCTGAAGCTGCAATACAAGACATCTTGTCAGCATTGTCTATCTTAAACACTTTAGGTTCATCGGCTACTAAACGTATGCCAGTAGTTACTGCCGAAGTAGTAGCTTTTCCAAAATCAACAAATACTTCTGATGTATTAGAAGTAACCCTTACATAAGTAACCCCATCACTGAAAGCATCAGTTCTGTTTGTACCTGTTTGAGTTACAGTAATTGTGTGATTTTTTATAACTCGTTGTCCGTAGCTCCAATTACTCATTTTTATCTCCTAACTACAAATGTTACAGTTAATGTTTTAGCACCTGAAGAGTTGCCATCGGTAATCATTTCGATTGACCCATCTTCTTCAACTCGATTAAGTGCTGATGGTGTAGAACCATCCATAGTACCTACTGCTGAACCTGAATGTGCAACTGTAAATCCAGCATTTGTTACAGCAGTTCCACCAATTTCAAATGTAATTGCTGCGTTACCACCAGTAATAGCTCCTCCAAGCACAGACATAATTTTAATTATTCTGCCACCATCAGGTACTGCTACAAATGTTGAACCTGCTGTTGATATATCAACAATCTGTCCAGTTATAAAATAATCATTTAATGTTCTCATTAAATATTCTCCAAAATTAATGACCCTCGTTCCGAAGCGATACGTTCTTCAAGGCCATCATTAATGTATCTAGGTGGGTGGGGAAAACATTGGAGTGTAAAACCCCACCCTTAACTAACTATGAGGAAAGTTAAATTTTATTAGCTAGTTGTGCAATCAGCAATTTTACCTGAAGCAGCTTCGTTTTTAGAAACGAGAGTATACTCAACTAATAATTGTTTGATTTCACTATCACCAGTTTTCGCTAAGTCTTGAACTGTGAAAGGTCTTAACATAGCAGTAGACCACATTTCTGTATCTATGATATGTGTAGTTCTTCCAGAACTTCTCAAGATTCTATCAGCTACTACTCTAACTTCACCGAAGTCAGAAACATAAACATCAATAGTTGCAACTAAGCTTCTATCTTCTGCCATGTCCATACGAGTAGAGTTTCCAGTGAAACCTGATACTTTTTGTTTGTTGAATGAACCAACTAACATTAAGTCAGGATTACCACCTTGGTCATAACAAAGTTTTAAGTTTGCTTTAACTAATGATTCAGTTAAAACTCTTTGAGTTCCATCTGTAACTGCACCAGTTGTTCCATGTGTAGAACCACCAGCTCCATGAGATTCATTAGTATTGCACCATGCTTCAAGACCTCTAAGTCTACGACCTGTGCCTGATGAACCAACAGTTGCAACATTAACACCTGTTAAGTCGAACTCCATATCACGTTTTAGTTCTTTACCAGCTTTAGCTATTTGATAAGCCATTTCTGATGTCATTCCAGCTTTGTTAATTACTTCTTGAGTACCAGTAACTACAACAGGTTTCGTAGAAATCTGAGTATAGTTAAGTAATTTAGAAGTAGCTACTAAAGCCCTTGAAGGAGCATTATCGCCCTCCATTACTACGTTTGTAGCTGCTGCTACAAGCGTGTCTGTTTGCCATTCATGTAGTGTAGAGGAAGCTGAACCAGTTCCAATAGAAGACATAAATGGAGTGTCTGTTGGTGAGATGTTATAAATAACATTCGCCAAATCTTCCCTTCTATCGTTAGAGTCGAAGGTTTCATACGCATTTGTATAAATTGCCATTTTTGATTACCTTTATAAAAAAGTTATAGTATTAGACTATTTAGTCATAAGACTTTCAATAAGGCTTGAAGCATCACTGATATGTCCAGACTTTCTTAGTCTTGCTCTTTTTGCTTTAAGCTTATCACTAGAAATTTCTTCTTTACTTGCTGGAGAACCAGGTCTTTGAACTTTAGGCACAACTTTTGATTTCTTTCCAGAAATTTTAGCTGTTAAAAGTTTATCGTATAACATAGCTTTATGTAGAATATCTACAGACCTTGCATCAATTAAGCTATCAACTTCCTGTTCACTAAATCCTTTCTTGACTGCAAAACTTTTGATATCTTGTTTAAGTTTTGGGCCTTTCTCAGGGTCATGAAAATCAGGTACTCTCTGGCTTATTATTTGCTGGTTTCTTTCAAGTTCTGCATTCCAAGCGGCTTCCCGCTCTTGACCTTGTTTATAATGGATATTCTTTTGTTCTTCCGTTATTAACCTTTGGTTTTCTTGCAACTCCCTATACTGGTCACGCTTTAGCATGTATTCAGTTGGGTCTTCTTCCTTGAGTTGTGTCCAATCAGTTTTTGCAAGTTCATTTATTTTAGAATCTGCCTGAGTGTTAAATTGTTCAAGTTGTGATAAGTAACGCTGTCTTTCTTGTTGAGTGGCTGCTAATTCTGCATCAGCTTTCTGCCTTTGTTCGGACAATACTTGACTTTTTCTTGTGTAATCAGCTTGTCTACTGTAACCAGCTAAAAGTTCTTCTTGGGTGACTTGAACATCTTTACCATCTACTTTGACAGTGTATGTATCAAGTTCCTCGTTTCCTTCTACTTGGTCTTGGTCTACTAAGTCATCAACAGATAATCCATCAGGATTACTTGCTTCGACTTCAACTGATTCGGACTCCATGTCCTGTGTAGAAACTTCTTCCGTTGTTTCTGTTTCTTCTTGGTCTTCTTCGCTTTGCTCCGTTGGAGTGCTCATCATACCTTGAAGTGCTTCCTGAGCCGATTTCACATCTGTAACAGGTGTGCCACCGAACTTAGAATCTTGTGTAGGGATATCATCTTTTGCCATGACTATTTACCTCCCCTTAATTCGTTTTCAACTATCTTGCCATTTTCCATTGTGTTTACAAGTACATTTTGTGCTGTAAGTACACCTCGAAGTGAAAAATATAAAGATTCTCTTTTACCAGATTCTTCTATTTCTGTTCTAATCCATTGTTGAAAAATATCATTTTGGATTACTTCGTATGATTTAATTAATAAAGGGTCTTTAAGTAACCTTTCGGCATCTTGTCCTTCTTTAATTTGACTGTCTTTATCTGCCATTGTCTTCTCCTATTTGGTTGATTCTATCCACAAAGTCTGTGGTTATAGTTTTTCTCCCAGCGAGATAACCCTGAATATCATTCCTAGGAATAGATGTTTTCAAGCATAC